GTAAATTTTAATTGGACTTCACCAAACTTAGAAGCTATACCTCGTTGGTCAATAAATACAGATGGAGCAGCATTTTCGCTTCAAGAAACACTAATCACACCAGGGTTAGATACAAGCACAACCATAACTCGTCAAATAACAACAAGCACTACAACAGAAACTACAACTACATTTGGACAATAGCTATAATCCTTTGCCCTGCAAGAGTTTTGGCTAACACCACAGTTGCATCACCATCATCAAATGCACAAGGGGTAGTGAATAATAATGCCACAATGATTACACCATCTGCTATGCCATCTTACAGAATGAGTCAGGGCATAGTCTGTGCTTCTCCTAGTCTTACAATTACACCTTACTTAACCGATAGTTGGTCTTTCGCACTACCAAGAGAAACCACAACCAGAACACCAATATATGATGAAGATACTGGAGAGATAAAATATTACTCTGAAATACCAAGATTTGAAAAAGACAATTTCAATTTAAATTATGGAATATCTGCTCAATTCAATATTCCACTAGGAAAATCACCAGCACTTTGCCACGAAGCAACAGCAGTAAATATTGAAGCTCAAAAATTATTGATAAAGAAAACAAAAATGGAAATCAGTTTATATCGTTTGGAAATGTGTGCAAAACAGGCAAAATTAGGTGTTACTTTCAAACCTAATACTCCTAGTGCTATTACTTGTGAAGATATTGTTGTTAATATTCCACCAAATCAAGTTATTCCACATACTCACGAATTAAAGTAGATAAGTCACGGGTATTAAACTCATCTACGGATTATTATTTTACCTTCTTTTTAGTTAATTTGGTAACGACTTGTTTGACTATTGGCCGTACAAGCTGAAGTACCAATGGTGCAGAAGCACCAACCAAAGCAAGGCTAAAAACCCCAACAAACTGAGGAGCAGATGGGATGAACTGCTCTTTCCATTCCACTCTTTCATACAAAGTCACACATTCAGACCCATCTTGCCCTCTTTCATGTCCGATAACACGTTCTAACTTTTTATCGTTACGAAAATCGCCTACTCTTTGGTCATTTTTGCCAGGACAGGGAGGAAAAGGTGGTGGGGGTGGTTCAGGTAGGTCAGGAATCTTTGGCTGCTCTGTTTCTGGTAAAGGGGGTGGTTCATTACTAACAGGTGCTTCTTCTGTAATGACAAGATTCTCAGGTGTATAGTCAAGAGGGATAAAGCTAGGAAATGGGAAATCGCACGTTGTAAATACACCATTTGGATCTTCTAATAATAAATTACGATTTCCAGTATTTTTTATATCACGATGCTGATAAGTACAACCAGGAACATCAATCTCAGGTGGTTTTGCTATTTGAATATAATGAGGAGTATATATTTCTGGAACATCTGGAATATATATCTCTCGAATTTGAATATCAGGTATTTCAATCGTAGGCATCTCTTGGTAAAAATACTTCTACAAAAGAATTACATTTAGGACAGGAAAGATTAGTAACCATACTATATTCTCCAGATCTTAATGGATAATCTTCCTCATCTAAACTATGATCTCCACCCCAGATCAGTTCAGTTTTACAATGCCAACATTTCATATACCAAAGCCTTCTGGCAAATTAATGGGTGGCTGCACCATCTCAGGAAGCTCTTTTTCTAAAACTTTTGGCATCATTCCTTGTACATTACCAAGAATCTCATTCATTACTCTTGATTTGAACTGTTCCGAAGTTACATACTTGTAACCTAGGTATGCTCCACCACTCATAGAAGCTACCATTACAAATGAGATGATACTCAAAACATTAGCGATTTTTTGAAACATGATCAAAGAAGTTCTTAATAAAATGGTAGCACCACTTACTCTGATGGTACTGCTTCTTCTTGTGGGGTTGATGCCTCTGTATCTGATGGCTGGGTTGATTCGGGTGCAGCTTGAGTCTCAAGAATCTGCTGTTCCAAAATCTTCATTGCACCATTAGTCTCATGCAAAGCAATCCATAACTGTTCTCTTTGTTGAGCAAGTTGTTGTAATCTTTCTTGTAAATTCATAATTTAGTAGAGTTTTTTCCCAGCAGTGATAGCAGCATCAATGGCTGTAAAATCTTCTGATGTCCATATAGAAGTTGTTTCATCAAGTTTTTTGTAACCCTTGATAATTTCAAGATGCTCTACATTACGTTTGATCTTGTCTTTAAAATCAGTATCAGTTTCATCTGATGCTTGAGCAGTACCAATAACAGTTACGCTATCGCCAGCAGCAGAAAAGATTGCTGCAATTTCATCTGCGGTTCTTTCTTCCATAATAAAAAAGTAGTTGTTTACAGTTTACCCTGCTTCGAGGGCTGTAACTTTTACGGATAACTCTTTAATAGCATTTACAAGTATTGGTACGAGTCTTTCATATTTTATTCCATAAGACATTCCGTCATCAGTGAGATTTACAAGAAGTGAATCATCATTTGAATTTCCATAACCATTTGCTTTTTCAACTTCCAATGCTTCTTGTGCTAAAAATCCAATGTGTAGTCTCTGTCTTTTCTTTGAACCATCAGGTGTTCCAAATGGCTCTTCATCTGTTCCGTACCAAGTTCTTCTATCCCATCTATAAGTGACAGGTCTTAGTGCATTAACCCAATCTAAACCGATATTAAAACTTGATACATCTGTTTTATCTCTAGAATCTGAAGAAGATATTGAAGTGTCTGCACAGAATAAATTTGCAACATTATTATTTCCTAAACAGACGTTATTAGAACTTGTAGTAATTTCCCCTGATGGACTTGTACTATTTCCAGCATTTAAACCAATAAGAGTGTTATTAGTACCAGTTGATAAATTATATGCGCCTTGTCTTCCTATTACTGTGTTACCACTGCCTGTATAAGCTTGCCCTTGAACTGCATCAGTACCAATAATTACACTTGTTGAAAAAGTAGTTGAATTTGAGTTGCTACAAACACCTTTTCCTATTACAACATTTTCTGACCCTGTAGTAATACCTCTTCCAGCTTGCGATCCTAGATAAACATTAGAACCTGCCGTAGTGGTATTTAAACCAGCAAAATAACCAAATGCTATATTTTCAGTCCCAGTTGTGTTAAATTTTAACGCTGAATCACCCATAGCGGTGTTATTGCTAGTGGTATTTTGTTGAAGGGCATTATATCCAAAAGCATTATTGTTACTACCAGTAGTATTCAACCTTAAAGCTTCTTGTCCAAAAGCATTATTGAATCCTCCTGTAGTATTAGACTCTGCTGCTTTTTTACCAAAAGCAGAATTATTTGATCCTGTAGTTAAATCACCAAGTGCATCTGTACCAAACGCATTATTACTACTACCAGTAGTGCAAGCATCTAAAGCATTAGACCCTACAGCAGTGTTTAAAGTTCCAGTTGTGTTTGTAACTAAAGCTTGAAATCCAAAAGCAGTGTTATAAGAGGCGGTTGTGTTGTTTCTTAAAGCATCAACTCCACCAGCAGTATTGTTACCCCCAGTTGTATTAAATGCTAATGTGGCTTGTCCTAGAGCTGTATTTTCTGCACCAGTAGTATTACTAAATAAACTACTTAGACCAATTCCAGTGTTGTCACTTGCAGTGGTATTAGCTGCCAAAGAATTAGTTCCGATTGCTGTATTTTGAGTTCCAGTGGTGTTTGCTACCAAAGCAAAATATCCAACAGCCGTATTGTTATTGGCAGTTGTATTTACTGCTAAAGCACCTCTTCCGATTGCTGTATTTTGGATTCCACTTGTATTTGTTGCTAAAGCAAAAGCTCCACAAGAAGTATTATCAGCTGCGGTATTATTAGCTGAAGCACTGTGACCTATGGCTACATTATTAGCACTAGTTGTGACTGCTGATAACGAACCATATCCCACGGCAGTATTGCTAGAGGCTGTGGTATTGGCATCTAAAGCTAAAGGTCCTACGGCTACATTTTGTGCACCAGTTGTGTTTGCTCCTAAAGCACTTAATCCAACGGCTGTGTTATTGTCTCCTGTTGTGTTTGCTATTAATGCACCCACTCCACAAGCAGTAAGATTACTGCCAGTTGTATTGCTCTCTAAAGCTTGTAAGCCTAATGCTGTATTTTGAAGGCCTGTGCTGTTTGCACCTAAAGCAGCATATCCAACTGCAGTATTATATTGTCCAG